TCACCTGTAACGGTAATTGTATCTATTTGGGGTACTGAAGTAACATAGGCTTGAGTAGCTACAACAGAACCATCAAGATTACCCGAAGTATTGGTTATAGATGTATCTCCCGTGAAATCATCACCGGATACTTTTTCGTCTGTCTCTTTGCCTGTGAGAATAATATCCTCTTCATCTGAGGTTACATCAATATCTGTATAATCGGCATCGTGATCAGTGACAAAATCGGCTGCTGCTTCTGCGAGTGTGTCACGGATTGAAACTACTAAAGCTCCGGCAAACTGCTCAATGATATTGTCAATATTAACTTTTGCCGGAGTGACATCGCCTATTATACCATCAATATTTATTTTTTTGCCGTTAATTGAATTTGTTTTAGTATATGTAATCTCTGTGATCTCCTTTGGTATTTTAAGATAGCGCTTTTCTGCAAGGGATGATTTTAATGTCGAAGGACGTTCACGTCCTGCTATATTTATTCTCTGTCTTAAAAGTATAGTAGAATAATAATAAAATCTCACTTCCCCATAAGCAATTCTTACATCAGCTTTATTACTTGACTGAAGTTCAATTGTTATTCCCGTATTACTCAATAATAAACCATTTTGAATTTCCAGTTTAAAATGTAGCCATCCCGAACTGCCCGGCTGGGCTGTATTACTAATTGATAAACCCTGAACGCTACCAACCCAGTTACCATTCATTGAAAGATAATATGTGGTACTCTGGCGTAATATTACTTTAGTCAATACATCTGCTACCGGAGAGGCTGTATTATTATAAAGCAAATAATCAAATTCAATGGCACATGCATCATTCGTAGCTTGTAAGGTTGTTCCAAAAGTTTGATGGATATAATATGCATAAGGAGATGAAGTATCATAACTATCAAGGAAAACACCTTGATTTTTTTCGGTTATGTTTCCCGATATGGGACCGGCATTTGTGTCAGCAGTTTGAGTCCAATCCTCAAAATCCGTTCCGTCAAATGTCTCACCCCTGAATTGCCAATTCTTTATCAAACTTTCTCTATTCCCGCAATCCAAATGAATATTAACATCACTGGCTGGTGATTGAATAATTTTTATACCGCCTGGTACTTGTCTCAAATATGATGAATAGCCACTGCGATCAATATATTGTTTGGGAGTGTAACTGACCGATGTTTTAATTGCAGCCCCGGTAAAATATCTGCCATAAACAGTTGCGCCGATAAGTTCTTTGGGACGATAGATTTGAAAGATTCCGTTTACTTGCCTTATGCAAGCCCCGTATGGTTTGAGCAGTTCTTTAAGTACTTCATCACAATACATGTCACGGAAAATATCTACGTCTATTTTTAACTGATCCATAGGCGAATCATCAACTGAATCATCCATTGATTCCTCATAGATATTGATAAATTCCTTAAACTCAGTGAATCCTATTTTGCCCAATATATCGAGTATTATCTGGCTTTGAAGTTTTCGCCCCTCATAATAAGTACCGTCATCATCATAGAGAATATTTCTCAGCAATGAAAGCCCGTCTGTACAATAAATCGAAACATCATAAGGCACATCTTCATAAGGTTCCTCATAATTCTGAGTATCAACAAATCCACACCAATAAAGACTTTCTCCCTGATAAATCTCAACATAAAACTGCATATCTTCTGTTGAATAGAGATCAGCCAGGGCAAAATCAGTAATGGATTTGACGGAAATAATTGCACGGGATTCTTTGATAGGATCATAAGGATCATCCGATTCATTGCAAAACTCAAGGATAATCGGTTCACCAGATCCTTTAAGATAGGACAGATCGCCACTGAATCCATCTTCATAGATTTTCGTTGTCCATTGTATTAACCGGACATCTGTTATTTCCAGGCGATATTTCTCTGCCCATGCCATATTAATTCTGTATTCCTGCTCGTCTCATTACAATTACTATATCCCTGCCTTTAACTCGTATTTCTTTTGGTTCAATCTTGATTGTCTGAGCCTGTCCTGCCTGTAGAACTTTCTCACCTGATGACAGTCCTGTTATAAAACTATCATTGGGATAACCCGGAGGTACTGTTCCCCCTGAAGCCATGCCAAAAGGTTTGCTACCGAACATACCCATTAGTCCCGTTGTTGCTGCTGCACCAATAGATGTACCAGGAAATAATGTTCTTATTAAAAATAACACAGCAGCTTTAGCCAATATCTCTGCTATCAGTCTTTTAAAATCCATTATCATACTATCTATCATTGCCTTAAATCCCCCACTTGTTGAACTGAATAAAGCATTAAAAGAATTTGAAAGTATACTAACGGCTTGTTGTTGGGCATAAAGAGCTTGTGTCATATCTTCCACTGCATTTATAGGTTTAGAACCTTTTTGTAATCCTGGCAATATAGGAATGCCTTTTGATATTTTAGGTATTCTGGGAACTGGCAATGTCATCCATTCATAAGGTTTCTCGGCAACTCCGCCTTCGCCACCACCTCCGGCAGCAGAGCCTATTTTGTTTAATAAATTAAGTATTTCTTCAAGTTGTTGTTTGTTGTTCTTTAAATCCTCTGTATTTGATTTTAATAATTTGGAATAATCTTTTGTTTCTCCAGTTATCCATTTCCACAGAGTTATTTTATCCTGTTCCTGAAGTAATGCTTTACGTCCTAATTCAAGTTGTTCTCGTTGTTTTTCTAATATTCCTTTTTGTGCGATTAATTGCTCTTTTGACATCCCCTCGAAAAGACTCGGTTTACCTTTAAGCCAGCTAGTAGCTGTCTCAAGACCTTTCATGAAATCCGCAAATAATTTTGAAGCTGTGACTTTTCCCCCTAATTCTGTCATAAAATCCTGCCATGCAGTTTTCAATCTTGCAAATCTTATCACTGTTGTATCAGCAACATCACCCATTGATTCAAGCTCTCGTCTTATTATTACTCCGGCTGCTGTTGTAAAATCACCTGTTTTTTTAACTTCATCCTGAAGTTCAACGGCACTTATACCGAGATTATCCATAACAAGTACAGATTTACGGCCAATACCTGTAATGATAGATTCAACGAGATAATCAACTGATTCTCCTGTTTGGATAGCTCGTTTTGTCGCAAATTCAAAATACGTGGCAAGTTGTTCAAGAGGTATCTTAAAATTCTTGGCCTGAATGGCTTTCTGCATCAAAACGACATTTTCAACCGTCCCACGCGTAGCACGTCTCAAATCATTAAGTAAATTAGGATCATTGAGATTATCAAAAGCCGTCTTGATGCCTTCAGCTTTTGCTGCTAATCCGATAATATGCTTGCCAAATGTGGCTATAACTACTGCACTTGCAACAAAAGCAGCAGCAATATACGCTCCAATTTTCTTAGACCAACGTCCTATTGATGATTCGGTTTTTTTTAAGGTACTATCCAGTTGCGTACTGTCTCCCCTGATCCTTACTATAAGATTATGAAGTAAACCCACTTTACTTTTTATTTAAGCTATTTAATAATGTCTGTCTCACTGCCTCTAATTCTGCTTTTGATATTTTAACTTCTTTCTTTTTCTCTATTATCTCCTGATCATCTGATATTTTGAAAATTGATCTTGGCTCTTTTGGCTTATCTTCATTTTTCATATATGGATCGCAGGCAATGATCGTAAAGACCACCTCTCGCATCAACCAGGCCGTATTTCTTTCCCAGTTTTTCCAGTACCCTTCGACTGCCATCCCATATTCCGGTAATGTCGAATGTCTCCATCTCTCGATTGTCCAGCCTAACTCTCCGAGGGCAAAGGCCCGGAGTTTGCTGAAGCTGACTTTTTTTTTACGGCCTTACTCTTTCCCTTTTTTTCCGTTACCTTACCAGTCAACTCCTGTATTTCCCTGATATATAAATCCCGTGTTTCCTGGCTCATGTATTCATGCCAGATCACAGCATGAGAGAATTTATACCTGGGCTTTTTGTATATCTCCTTACAGGCAGCCAGATAACCATTCCATACTATTGAAAGAGACAGATCATAGTTACTGATCTTACTTTTCTCATCCAATTCGTCAATATCAATACCAAGTTGTTCACAGACCATCTCAAGAGTCATTATCTTAAAAAGAAACGGCACTTCTTTTTCACGGATTAATCCGGCAAAACGGAAAGGCATTTTAAGTCTGACTATCATACCTTGAAAGCATAAAGTGATGATAAAGCCCAGTTGGCAGCATCCGTATTGGCCAATCGTACCGAAGCCGATTCATCAGTCTCCGTACAAGTTAATGTGATAATATTTAATCCTGCGACCAGGCTTTCTTCATTGCTGATATAAGCACTGGTATTATCCCAAATACCTATTGTCGGAACTTCACCTGAAGTAAGGGCCAGGAATACCGCTACTTTGATAACATCTTCATCAGTAACTGAAATTGTATTGCTATTCGCATAAGCTGTTCCGGCTTCGTTAATAGCTGAAGTGATAGCAATATCCGAGATTGTGAAGGTATCATAATCAGTACCTCCGGCATCCGGATCAGTAACAAGACTTGCCGATGTTCCTTTAAGATGATAAAGAGGTCCATTAACTTTAAGTGATCCTGTTAAAGCAGCCGGTATTTCCGTATCGCCGGTTAAACTGACTGAACTAAGATCCACCTCTCCTATTATGGGATAGCTTATACCCCCGACAATAACCATTAGTAATGATGTCCTGCCTGTTATATAAGCAAGCAGATTCGCAGCCGACAGACCCGTTGTTGACATCAACGCATCAAAACTGACTGTCGAATTTCGTTGTCCTTTCTCATGTTCCGCCCATCCACCCGATTCTTTGTTTGTCGCATCCGGCAGATCCTGCTCTGCTGTGATAGTAAGCCCTCGCTGAAGTGCTATCGGCTCGCCATCTGCATAGAGCAATACCAGTGTTCCGCTAATCTTTGCCATTATATTGCTGCTAAAGGTCCGTTACCTTTTATATTACCGCTAAACGTAGTAGGTACTTCTTGAGGACCGGATATGCTGATATTCTGAAATGTCCCTTTACCAGTCCATCCCGCTGCTCCTGTTGCACCATCAGTGGTGAATTTTATATCCGTATCCGCTGATCGTGCTATGATAGCTGCCAGTATCTCATCAGGACTTAATCCCTCTCCTGCTTCATCATATTTACCATCAAAACTGATATTCCAGTTTCGCACTCCCTCCTCATGCTCTGCCCATCCCTCTGATTCCTTCGTAGTGGAATCCTGAAGATCAACATCAACAGTAAGTGTGGCATTGGTCTGGTGTAAAACCCTATCCGATCCACTTATTATTGCAATCAATGTTCCATTGTACTTTGCCATGTTGTTATGTATTTAATTATTACTCAATTATAAAATCATAAATATCTATAAGTCTTATTCTTGAAATTCCTGTATCGCTCAGTTCCACAATCGGGTTAAAAGTCCCGGGACAAAAAATTATTAATGTCCTGTCACCACAAGTAAAAGTCGCAGCCCTGGTTGGCTTGAGCAATCCCCGGACAACATTCAAAATCCCCTGAGCTTTTTTCTTATCAGCTCGCTGTAAACTCTCATTAACAACCTCTATCCTGACAGTACCATAATAGACGAAATCATCCTTCGTGCCATCTTCACCATGCAGTATATCGCCGATATAAACATAGATTGAAGGCGGATTCTTGGGTATGCTCTTATAAACCGGATAAGTAATCCCTGAATAGGTTACATTACCGTTAAGTACTGTATAAATCCCTTTTACCAAGTCATAGCTGATATCTACATGAACTTCACTCATCCTTTCGTTACTTTATTAAGCTCTTCCGTCACTCTTTCCCTTAATTTTGTATCCTGCCTGACTGCTGCAAAACCCAGATAGGACATTGCCGAAATATATTTGGTTCCAAACTCAATGAATCCTCCATATTCGACAGGAGTACCAGTAACAGCTTCCATTTCCCCGATGGATTCATTAAGTGGTTCATTACCCATATATTTAATTCTTTTAGATTCAGCATGAACAGAAGCACGGAGACGATCCGTTTCGATGCGTCTATCTCCACCCAAGCCCCCCTCCAGTCTCATTTTAGCATCATTGGCAACAGCAATAGCTGTTCTATCCACGCCTCTCTCTACGGCTTTCTCAGCTTCCTTGCGATATTTCCTGAAATCAGCAAGTAACTGTTCCGTCCCTTCAATCTTTATGTTTACCAGAGGTTTCATTTTTTTGTTGCTGCAAGTATTACTATCTCATTAACTTTTGATCCCGATCCTTTATTTCTCGTTATTGGCCTTACAGGATAAAGAGTCATACCGTTATGAGTTATCTTCAGATTATCGTTGTAATCGTTATCCCAGCATTTGATCTTATACAATACCCTATCAACCAGTTCATCTTCTTTCAGATAACGGGTTCCGTCAATCTGAGCTATCTTAGCCCTGACAGTCTCCGAGGTCTCAACTTGTGTAACATCCCCATCACTTTCCGTCTCAGTGATTGTCGTGATAGTGATAGTTGTATTAAATTCTCCGACTCTCATAATCCCATATTCTCATTGATAGATTCGATAAGCCTTCGTGTATCATAGGGAATCCTGCCAACACTGATCTCCTCAGTCACCCCATCCTGCCTGGCATTGAAAAGCGAAGTCACTATGCGTTTGATCACCTCATCAGCCACAGTGTTTGCCTTTCCCGCATTAAAAGTCACTTCCACGTAATAAATCACGGAGGAAGCACCTATCCTGATAGTACCGTAAACCGTTGCCGGCCGTATGCGTTTTTTATTCAATCCCATCTCCTCATGATCAACAGTCGCACCGCATACCTGCACAATAATAGCAGGATCAGAAAGCACAGGACTGACAGGCAGTTCATACCAGCCATCTTCAGCATCTTCTTTCTCAAAATATGCCTTATACTGTTTGTTGACTACCGATAAGGCACAATGAGCCTCCAGCCATATACGTGCAGTGGTAATCAGCTTTTGTATATCTGCGTCCTGATCATCACCGGGATAACCCATAAATGATTTACACTCAGTGACAGATACAGGTTCATTGATGCTTGTTGACAATACTTCCAGTTCCATTTACTTAGTCTCCCTTTTTGCTGCTTCCTTGTTCTCTTTAGCCCCTACTTTTTGAGCATAGCCATTTCTTTCAAGAAACTCCGCATTGCGGGAAGTGACCAGCCGGGTACTTCCTTTCTTATCCACCTTACCATTACCGTGAACAAAATTTTTCAAAAACTTTACTTTTTCCATATAATTGATATTTAAAGGAGGACAGACTGGCTGCCCTCCCTGTCTTTTAGCGTTGATAGAGCTTGAAAAGTACCGCGCTGACAATAATACTATCAGTCGCAGCACATGCATTGTCATCGTTGACAATCACTCTGTAATAACGATAATACTTAGCGCAATTACCAAGATTCATCCTGGTTGTATCAAGCAGTTCTTTAGTAGCCGTATTGGCCGCACTTTCCACAATGGCTGCATAAGTACTATTCTCAAAGATCTTACCCTGAAGATCAATGTCGTAAGTATCTGTACTCCCTGCCCGTGTCAGTTCGACACGAGCATTACAATTAGTCGGCATATCCTTATTGGTTATTATCTCCCAGTAAGCTGTATCGGCAGTGACACCACCGACAGTCTGAGTTCCCGACCATCCGTAATAAGTATCTCCTTCCCGCAGGGTGCGTGATACCACCGTTGTTGTCTGTGCATTGACAAAGGCAGCAAAGAAGGCAAACACAAATAATAAACTGATTAATTTTTTCATCTCATACCTCCTTTCTATTAAGCACCTTCATATAAAATTGCACCGGTAATATCTGCAAATGCATCATAAACAAATGCATATATATGAGGAGCCGGAAACTTAACGGCTGCTCTGACACTCGCAGTGATAGTCTTACGATCATATTCGGGATCGGTTGAATCCTGATCCCATATCTTGATCTCAATACCACGTCTGATGTAAAGAGTAACCTTTGAGAAATCACCTACCAGCACATTGCCGGCTGTGATCAGATTACTCTGAACAATCTTCAGACCGGCAACAACCAGTCCTCCTGCCGAAGCAAAAGGAGGCACAATATATGTACCGGAATCATTCTTGGCCATGTCCATCTTTGCCAGATCGGCAGGAGCCATAAATGCGTAATTTGGCATATAATTATACTCTGCTATCTGGTTGGCTGCTGCACGTATGGCATCGAAGTTATTGGCCGACGGCACTTCATCATCAAGGCTTGTCGAAGCATAAGCCGAAGCGGTGGTTATGATACCATCCAGATGAGGTGTTGTCCCTGATCCCTGGAAAAGTTCATTTTCCAATATCCGCTCCACAGAAGGCAGAAGCTCGTTCTTTATCTGTGTAAGCAGTTCGGGCCAGTCCTCCAGAGCCTCATTGGTCACCTTGATATGTGTTCCTATCTTCTCAACCTCTGATGCTTTCTGTTGGTATGTCAGATCACTCTGAGCATACTGGCCTTCTTCGGCAACAGCTGCCGTTGCATCGGTGCGGGCCGTTCTCTCAACCCATGTGACACGACTGGAATCAGTCATGCCCCTGCTGACCACGTCAAGCATCAATACCTGACGGTCAGGGAGCTTTTCCACTCCCGGTGTACGCATCGGCACTATGACAGCATTGGCCAGAGCCGAATCACTCAACTCCGTATATGTATCAATAGTGGATGCTTTCAGTAAATGTCTCGGATCACCCTTTAAATCAAAAGAGAATACACCTCCGGGGATTATTTCTTTTCCTTTGAGGATCTTATCCTTTCCCTTCTCCTTGTATTCTTTTTCAAACTCACTGAATAGTGATTCAGGTTGTCCGTAATTCTTATCCTTGAGTTTTAACTCAAGAGCATCAAACTGTTCCGAAAGAGTCTTTACTTCAGCCTCTCTTTGATCAATCTTGGTGTTCAACTCCTCGATTACTTCCGCAGGAGCTTTCTTTTCAACCAGTTCCTTGATCTCTGTATAATTAGCTGAAAGATCATCCAGTTTACTCTTTATCTCAGTCTGTAATGCTTTCAGTTCTTTTTCATCCATCATTAAATGTTTTTAAAATCGTTTGTAATATCTGTTGCATAGTCGGCGCAATAATCGTCTGGGTGGAATTATCTTCCGGCGCAGGTTCGATATTGAGTGACTTTATAATTGCCTTTATTTTCATTATCTCTACTTCAAACTGTTCGCAGGTATCATCAGTATATTTGCCATTCTTGAGTCCTTTGCTTAACGTCTCAAGCCTTTTATTAAGATTTTCAACCATATCTTCTATTTCTCCTTTGGCGGAAATTATCCGTGTCAATGAATTTGCTCCCCAGGTAACTGAACTGTATTCCCATAATTTCAATTCAAGTAATTTGTGATATAATAGCTCACCATCTTCATCATTTACATCCTCTGATCTGATAGTATTATATCCAAAACTTAATTCGGTAATAATCCCGTCAATATGTTGCTGCAGCTTATCCTGCGAAAATGTATCTTTGCCAAATACACTCTCAAAATACAATCCCTCTTCTATTTCTTCAAGAACCTGCGGGAAGCCTATCGGACTCCAGCTATCATGCTGCCATAGATGTTTGATGCGTGGCTTGGCACTTTTCGGGCCCCGTTCTTCTATCGTTTTTGTAAAAGCCCCAGTTATAACCATATCACCATCACTATCTACATTATTGAATATTGAACACAATCCGGTTACAATGCCTTTGCCTTCATCAATATCTTTAAGCTCGAAATTCGACTTAACCTGAAATCCCGATGTACTCTTCCCTGATGCTTCCTCAAAAAGGATGTACTTGATGTCGTGATCCTTGAGCCATTTCTTAGCCTGGGCCACGGTAAACTTATCTTTCGGGAAGCGATAAGCCTGAGTCACCGCATTGCCTTTAGGATCACTCTTGAGCGGTCCGCCGTAAATCATTATCCCGTCATCCAGAGTCTTTAAAACAACTATACGTGCAAAATCATCCGGATCCCTTACTCTCGCTGCATGAAAATTTGGATATGGCATCTTATTATTTATTTAATTAATATCTTCATCTACAATAACATATTTATTATTAATCACTTTTACAATAGGTGATAATATTGTACCATCTATTGGTAACCCTTCCTTTTGAACCTCAAAAGCTCTTGTTGCAACTGTATATGGCATTATTTCCTTGAATTTTGTATAATGCTCTTTTATAGCTTCAAATAATTCAGGTTTTTCTTCAATCAACTCTTCTGAAATAATTATAACTGCCATCTTATCTTCTTTTAATTATTCTATCTGAAATCTTATTAACTCTCTTATTTCGCATTGGCACAATAACAGACTTATCAAGCTTTTCGTTTGATAAACTCGCTTTCACTGTAATCGTTTTTGCTTTCATTTCAATCAACATTTAATATATGCGTACATCTGCAATTAATTATCTCATCAGGACTTCCTGCGGGATCCCCCGGATATTGCAAGCCCGGAGAATATTCATAATTCATCGAGACATCACCCAGTGATTCATAATACAGGTGACTATCTCTAATACCCGGCAGGCCCGATGTCCTCCATGCTTTTGATCGTACAAGATCAGTACTGAGGGCTGCATCAAAACTGCCCTTGTTACTTGCCCCGATAACTTCCGTTCTGGCTATCCTCTCGGCCTGGTATTTATTAATCCCTGCCAACGATTTTTCTAATTCAGCACGAAGCAGTTTTTGAGTATTATAAATACTTAATCCCTGCCTGGTCGCCTCATCAATAACACCATCAATGAGATTATTAATTATCATTGTTTGAGTATCCATAAGTACACCCAATACTTGTCGGGATCGCTCATTAGAATAGATTCGAAAATATTCCAACCATATCTCGTCATATTCATCTTTCAACTCCATCTCAGGTTTACCGCTTTTCATTGTCCTGATTTTCCTCTCAGTCTGAGCAGCGAATAATCCCCCGGTCTTAGTCCAAAGCTGAATGATATGATTCTGCATTGGCTCGGCATTGAGCAGATACGGAACCCGTTGTTTCAAATCCACTGGATCGATATCCATCACTCGCTCCAAAAGGGGAAGCTGAACGGCCGTCAATGTATGAATACCAGCTCGCCAAAACTTATATGTAAAAGAACGTCTTATCGTCTCATCAATTTGTAACTGCATGACGATAATCATTTATCTTCAATGCTTTTAAAACCTCTTCCGTTAATGGCATCTCAGGCATACTACCCAGAGAACTTACGGGCATCATACCTGCCATATCATATACTTCGTCCATGCCCGGTGCATCCATGTGATCATATCCGACTGCCTCACGTATTTCGTTTTTTGTGAATGACCGGGCCTGCACCATCCATGCTATCATCTCAGCAACATTCTTCTGTAAAGCCTCAATACCCGAATAATCAGCCTGTAAGTATTGTCCTTCCTCTTTGAACATCGGGGCCATCCAGCGTGATAACTTACTGAGGAAAGCATCCAGTGAAGGACATATAGCATTAGCCCATAAGGCCCGTTCTGCTTCTTTGTAGTTATTGTAAGTCCTGTCCTGACTGCCGGCAAAAAGCTGTGGAGGTACATTATAAGCATCATACAGATCACCTTTGAATGTGCCAAGTGCTTTTATTACTTCCAGCTCAACCATTGACAGACCTATCTGTTCCCATTTGGTAAGTTTACCTGTCACCGTCAATTTACCACTCGATGCATCTCTACGAAATCTCGTTTTTAACTCTGCCGCCTGCGGTTTAGTCAAATCCATTCCCTTACCTTCCTCGCCCAACATTGTCAGTATGCCCCAGGCTCCCTGGTTCTGCATGGCCTTGACCATAGTATTATACGATTCATTATTGGCAATAACAGATTTGAGTAATGGTCTTAATCGGCTCATGCCTTTAAGATGACCACCCATCGAATCATAATCGGGGTTAAACTCCTTCCAGTGCATTATCCGTTCTTTTTCATAATCAACAGGTGTATTTTTTGCACCAAACGGATAAAACGAATAACCCCTGATTGGATCAAAATAAGTCCCCAGATTAATAGCAATCCACTGAGGGGGCAATTGATCTAACCGTCCGGCCGAACCGGCATTAAGCCCGTTCTCAAGTATCTCTGCTGCTGTGTATGCATTGCCGAAGATCAGATAAAATGTCATAGCTGCTTCGATAAACTCATTACGAGACTGATAGGGATTGGGATTATTCAACCGTGCTATCATCTTGCCATTTGCCACCTCTTCGCCCTTAGCATCATATTGATAAACCGGGACCGTTGAAGCCGGCTCAGTTATTTTGTTAATAACCGTAAAAACATTGTTATTGTCCGTATAGTTACTCAGATGTGTTGATTCGCCCTGATCAGGATAAATAGCATTAGTTGCCATCCATTGCAGAAGAAATTGATCCAAAGGATTGGGATCCTTACCTGTCAGACGTTGCCATATTTCTTTTACTGAAGCCATTATACTATCCAAAAATCATTTTCTTTTTTATTACCCATCAGATAGGTTACAAGCCATACCAGCGCATCCATCCTATCCGGTGACTGGTCTCTAACATCCCCCGTGTAAGTTGTCATCTGATCTTCCAGTTTCGGGAAGGACCCTACGTGATGCACTCGCTGTTGTTCATAAAGAGCCTCTACCGGTTCGGCCCTGCGGACTTTGCCTCGTGAAGCATTTACCTTCTGATAGCTTACGCTCTTATCAATATTCCGTAAGACAGTCTCCACCAGGTCGCCTCCATTATTCACTTCAGCAACTATCCTGTCAGCTTTCCATCTCTCATAAGCTATAAGTGCCTTAGTAGCCCATACCTGCGGTGTATAAATCCCACTCAAGTCCTCA